CCAAAATCTCTAAAATGGTACAAGATTGTGCCCACAGTGGCACTCAATGATTTTGACGCATCTAGAAACGATTACAGCAAAACAATATTGTATTCCATACTGCCATACACTGCCGCCAATGCCTATCACCCCAACTTTCCTAAGGCAACAGCTCAAAGTGTGGCAGATTCAGTTGTGCGAGAATATAACTACCTTTACACAGGCAAAAATGTGGATATTATCAAGCTTGATATAGATTTTGATAGCACATATTACACGCAACTCACCACCTATAGAAATCAATTAGCAAGACTAGGAACAAATAGATCTAGCGACCCCAATGATGTTCCAAATACACAATACAGTTTCAAAGGCGGCTCGCAACAAAACATTTTGCCGCAAACTGTTCAAGTTGTAGGATCAAACAAAGATGCCAATTCTATGAACACTGCTGCTAATCCTGATGAAAAAATAATTGGCGACCTAAAGAAAAGTATCTATACTAGTCAGCGCGGCGACATGCTGAACATAAAGGTCAACATCATAGGAGATCCAGCTTTTATAAAACAGGATGACATTTATTATAATCCTGGCGCTCCTAACAGTTACAAAGAATTCTCTGTATCGGGTTCAAGGGGCAATCAAACAGTGCCAATCAATCCCACTACCGGACAAATTATATTTGATGCTCAGCAGGTTTATGTTCGACTCAATGTTAAAAATGCTGTGGATATAAATGATTCAATTGGAATAGTTAATCAACAACATGTTTTACGCAATGGTAGACAAACTGATGGTACCTTTTCCGGAGTATATCGAGTGTTACGAGTTGACAGTCAATTCAGTCGCGGACAATTTACGCAAACATTGGATTTAATTCGTATGCCCGATGCATTGCCAGAAGTACCAAAACCGGTCGCTGCACCAACTGCCGCAGACTCAGCTGCCGACGGTACTAGAGTGGCTGCGTTTGGACGTTCAGCCTTGGCCAATGCACCCGGGGGAACTACTACAAACAATACTGACACTGTTCCGCCGGCGGTACCGCCGGCTCTTGAAACTGCTGCCAATCAACCGCCGGTAGTGTCACCAACAGTGAATTCCGGTGACGGTAATCCGCAGGCCAGACCCAATACCTATCAAGCTGCTCAGCAAAATGCCAATGACGCTCAAAACGTTGCACCACAAAGCACTGCCGGTTGGACATTCGCTGATGCATTTAGACAGGCCAGAAAAGATTTTGGCAATCGTCCAGGTGGTAGCTTTGAATGGCGCGGAAGATTATATCAAACAAATTATCAAAATGAACCATTTGTGGCCAATCCCGTGCCAGTGTATCCAGGAGCAAATCAATAATGGCAGTCGACAAACAAAGTCAAAATAGAATACCAGATTGGGCCGGAAACTTTAAGAACAGCGGGGTCAAACTTGACCCTGGTCCTTTCATTGGTATTATTAAAAACAACAGTGATCCTGCTAGACAAGGTCGATTGGCAGTTTGGATTCCTGACATCGGCGGAGATGAAAACGATGCCAGCAAGTGGTATATAGTGAGATATGCCAGCCCATTTTTTGGTAGTACATTAGGAATCCCAAATTCAGATGATCCCAAAAGTTTTGGACTTTCTCAACAGACTTATGGTTTTTGGGCAGTGCCCCCTGATATAAACAATCAAGTGTTAGTCACCTTTGTAATGGGAGATCCCAGTAGAGGATTCTGGATTGGCTGTGTTCCTAACTTACAAACCATGCACATGCTTCCCGGGCTAGCTAGGCCTAATGGTAACACATTCATAGGAAACACCAAAATAAATCAAGATCCTACGTTTGGCCAGGGTAGAATTTCTAGCGACAGTTATTTACCCACAGCCGAACCTTCAGTGGAACGTGCTATATTTGATAACAGTCCTAAATTTTATGATTTACCAAAAATTGTTCATACTTGGCAGGCAAATATTGTTATCGAACAAGGATTAGACAAGGATCCTGTAAGAGGAACAATTACCAGTAGTGGCCAACGAGAAACACCAAGTTATGTGGTAGGATTAAGTAGTCCGGGACGCACATCACCGGACACAACGGATTTTCCAAATCTTGAAGAAAGATTAAAAAATCAAAATTTAACAATTGCAGAAATAAACTCATACCCAAACAGAAAAGGTGGACATTCTTTTGTTATGGATGATGGTGACATTCATGGGCAGAGTAGGCTACTCAGATTACGTAGCAGCGGTGGCCATCAAATTCTAATGCACGACACAGAAGACTTGATGTATATCAGTAATAGTCGCGGCACAGCCTGGATTGAATTAACACCAGATGGCAGCGTTAATATTTTTAGTGCAAGTAATGTCAGTGTAAGAGCTCAGCAAGATTTAAATTTTCATGCGGATAATAATATTAATCTTCATAGCGGAAACACTATCAAGATGTTTGCCGAAAAATACTTTTTAAATGAAACACAACACTATCAACTGACTGCTACAAAAAATTATTCTCTCAATGCAGGCAATGTAGGTATAAAAAGCGGGACTACACTGTTGATGGAAGCAATAACAGGTGGTTGGAAAACCAGTGCGGATATCGTTTTAAAAGGCAGAAAAATATTTTTAAACACCAGCACGCCACCGTCGCCGTTGACTAACCTGCCATTGGAATTTTATCAACAAGCTAATGTTGCCTATAACAATGATTTAAAACTTTGGCAAGCATCATCAGGAGCATCTCCCGTATCACCATTTGAAAGTTTGGCACCGTTTGCACCAACACATGAACCATGGACAAGACAAACTGGTACTTATAAAAAGAACAATGGCAAAATTGTTCCGCCAATGGCACAAACACCAGGAAAAACATAATGGCCGATCAAGGAATAATTAAAGCAGCTAACAACACAGTAACAAATCCAGCCGCTAGACAAACTCTAGATACCAGCACATCTCCGCGAGGGTTCAATTTGTCAAAAGTTAAAAGCAACGTAGAAACATTGACTAAATTTGAAACCAAATGTCTTCTCATTCAACTAAGCAGTTTAGAAAGCAACATCAATGCCAACACAGTCAATATAGGTGTTCCAAAAATAGGAACATTTAGGGCTGTTATTAATTCTAATACATCATTTGGTAATGCCGCGGCCATAACCATTACCAATTCTGATCACAGCGAAATACAGCTGGGCATGGTAGCTAACATACAATTACCTAGCATTGGCTCATTTGGTAGCAACACCATGGTTATAAAAAAATCTGCGGGTGGAAATATCGCAGCAGGAAATTTTGTGCCAGGATTCACGTATACTGTAACCAGTTTAGGAACCACTGATTTTTCAGTAATAGGAGTTGACACCGATGCGGGAAATGTGGTTATAGGCAATGTTTTTGTAGCTAATGCGGCCGGCACAGGCACAGGCACAGCATTTTTGACCAACAATCAAATACTATTAGGAAGCAATCATACAACCAGTGGAGCTATAAATTTTGATACATTTCCACTAAGTTTAGGCAAATATCAAAATTCTGATTACTTGCTGACCAGACTGGGATACAAAAACAGTGATGGCACTTGGAAAGCAAAAGATGGGGTAGATTCAAACGATATATTTTTAGCTGCTACCGAAGTTCAAGACACCATCATGGGCGAGTTTTTACAAGAACAGTATCAGGAGTTAATCAAACAGGGCGCAATAAGACAGGAGACACCAAAGAAATTGTAGCCGGCATGTTAGCTTTGGCTTATCAATACCAGGACCTAGGAGACCCACTGTTGAAACAAGCTGTATATAATGCAGATGGAACAATTAACATAGAAAACTATTCTATCGCAGCAAGAGCCAATGTTTGGAGAAACACCGGATCAACAATAGACAGTCGAGGTCGCCCTGGGCACATTTATTTTAACAGCGGCAGATATGCAATACGTAACTTAGGCGCAAATGTTCCAGAATAAATATAATTATGACTCTAATTAGATATAAAGGTTTCAGTACTATCGATCAAACAAAAAAATTTCGTTTGACAGATCTTGAATTGATCAAACGAGATTTGCTAAATCATTTTGCTATCAGAAAAGGCGAAAAATTAATGAATGCCGAATTTGGTAGTATAATTTGGAATCTCATGTTTGAGCCACTAACAGCTGATGTAAAAGCACTGATAGTGTCTGATATTCAACGTGTGATAAGCTACGATCCCAGACTTAGAGTTGATAATGTTTTAGTTGATCAATTGGACATGGGTTTGCAAGTACAAATTGAGCTCACAGTTCTCCCTGATAACTACAGCGATGTTCTTAGCCTACAATTTAACAGAGAACTCAATACAGTAGTAACAGCATAAAAGTACCAGTTTTTAATTACGATAAATATTAGAACACGGGCATTAATATGGCTATTACTACAAGACAAACCAGTTTATTAGTCCAGCAAGATTGGACTAAATTATACCAAACATTTAGGGAAGCTGACTTTCAAAGTTTTGATTACGAAACTTTGCGTAAGTCAATGATTGAATATCTTCGAACTTATTATCCAGAAGATTTCAATGATTACACTGAGAGCAGTGAATTTATTGCCCTGATAGATCTTGTTGCATTTTTGGGGCAAAGTTTGGCTTTTAGAGCCGATTTAAATGCAAGAGAAAATTTCATTGACACAGCCGAACGACGCGATAGTATTTTAAAATTAGCACGTTTAGTAAGTTACAATCCCAAACGCAGCATACCAGCAACAGGATTTTTAAAATTCGACAGTGTAAGCACAACAGAAACAGTATTTGACAGCACCGGTGTTAATCTAAGCAGAATTGTCGTAAATTGGAACGACAGCACAAACGAAAACTGGTTAGAACAGTTTACTACAATATTAAATGCCTCTCTGGTAGCCACACAAGCTATAGGTAAGCCCGGAGCAACCAAAATTTTAAGCGGAGTTAAAACAGACGAATACTCAGTGGATGTTGTTAGCGGTATAACTCCTACTTATCCATATTCGTCAAGCATAGCCGGAGTAACTTATCCTTTTGAGATTGTAAGTGCCACAAGCAACAGTCAAAATTATGTTTACGAGTCAACTCCGGGACCTGGTGCACTTTTTAACTTTCTATACAGAAACGACAATCAAGGCAATGCCAGCAACAATACTGGATATTTTTTCCTTTTTAAACAAGGAACTCTAAATAGTCTTGACTTTTCTATCACTGAGAGTTTGCCTAATAGATTAGTTAATATAAATTTTGATAATATAAACAATTCGGATGTTTGGTTATATGCATTAACATCGGGTGGCAATTTAAGTGATCTGTGGACACAGATTCCGGCTGTAAACGGCATCAACGTCATTTACAATAACACAGAAGATCGTAATTTGTACAGTGTAGCTACTAGAGCAAACGACCAAGTTGATTTGGTGTTCGGGGACGGGTCTTTTACTAATATACCGGTTGGCGATTTCAGGCTGTATTATAGAGTTAGCAACAACTTAACTTATAAAATAACACCCGACGAAATGTCTGGTATAATAATAAACATACCTTACGTGGGTAGAACAGGACGAGCAGAAACACTAACTATTCGAGCTAGTCTGCAATACACAGTTACCAATGCTATATCTCGAGAAAGTCTTGATGATATTAGAACCAAAGCACCTCAGCAATATTACACGCAAAATCGTATGGTCACTGGCGAGGATTATAATGTCCTGCCCTATACGTCTTTTAACAATATCTTAAAAATAAAAGCAGTAAATCGCACAAGTTCAGGCATCAGCAGATATCTAGATGTAATTGACACCACGGGAAAATATTCAAGCACAAATATTTTTGCTCAAGACGGCATAATTTTTAAAGAAGATTACCAAGAAGCTGAAGTTTTTCAATTTACAAGCAGTATTGAAGTTAATGCAATTGTTCGAAACACATTAAAACCATTGATTTCTAGTATCACAACAAGACATCTGTATTATGATACTGCAACAAGAAATAGCCCACAAGGAAGTACAATCAATGCCACCAGTATGGTAGTAGGTACGGTTTACAAGATTATCTCAGTTGGTTCAACTACATTTACAAATTTTGGTGCTTCGGCTAACACCATTGGAACTGTATTTACAGCAACCGCAGTAGGGACAGGTAGCGGCACTGTGGCCACTGTGGCCACATGGGCGCAGTTAACTAATACCGGAAGTCGTAGTACAGGTACATTTAATAGTCCTAGCTACACATTCTTGGTTCAGGGCAGCCTAGTCAAGTTTGTTGCACCAGCTGGGCAGTATTTTGACGCTCAGAATCAATTACAAACCGGAATACCAACTACAGAGTATCAACGAACAGTATTATGGGCAAGTATTATCGATTATAACGATCCGGGAATTGACAGTGTAGCTACACTGAGTACGGTTGTGCCCACAGGTGCAATTGTTGATGAAATTATACCAGTCTTTGCAAACGATTGGTCCGAAACATTGATCAATAGCATAATTTTACAAATATTAAGTTATAAAACATTTGGTCTGCGTTACGATGTACCGTCAATGTCGTGGCAAATTATAGAAAGTCAAAATTTAGGAACTGGTGCCTTTAGTCTAACCAATGCTGGTAGCACAGCCGGAACCGGTCTTGATAACAGTTGGTTTATCAGTTTAAGTTTCGCTAACGGAGAATATACTGCAACAAGTAGAGGGCTAAATTATTATTTTGAAAGTGAAAGAGAAACAAGATTTTATTTTGATCCCGATGTCAGAGTTTACGATAGTAGAACTGCAACCACTCTTGTTGATTCAATTAAAGTATTAAGAACCAATACCGAACCCGATTCGAGTAACGCATTGTTTTACAGTCAAACGTATAGAATTTGGCAAAGAGCGCTTGGTCCCGACGGAATCAATGACAATAGGAAAATAAAAATCACTTTCCCAGATGACAATCTTGACGAAGTTCCTGATGACCCAGATTTGTTTGTTGAACTAGTTGCACCTAGTATTAATGCCGAAAACAAATATGTATTTTTTGTTGAAAGTACCAATCAGTACAATTTTTTACAATACGATCCTGTGGATCAGACAACAATAGTAACTGAATATGCAACCGAAGAAGATATTTTAAACAATATTTCTTTATACGCAATTGGGACAATTTTTTATGCCACTAGCGAAGATATATTTTATGAGTCGCAAGGCATAACATTACTTGAAATTACAAATTACATTGCACGAATAGGTAGGCAAGACTTGCAATTTCAGTATACCCATAATGCGCCAAACAGTAGAAGAATTGATCCAAGTCCGAACAATTTAATAGATTTTTATATCTTGACCAAGACTTACTCGACAGATTATTTTACTTATATCACCGACACAAGCGGAAAAATTGCCGAGCCCGTTGCACCCACGATTGATGAACTTAAAACAGAGTTTGGATCCATTGAAGCTTATAAGACTATCAGCGACAGTATAATTTACAATCCTGCGGTGTTTAAACCTTTGTTTGGTAGTAAAGCAGATGCAGCACTTAGAGCTACATTTAAAGTAATTAAGAATCCTAATGTGACTGTGAGCGACAACGAAATAAAAAGTCAAGTAGTTGCTGCTATAAACTCGTATTTTGATATTAATAATTGGGATTTTGGTGAAACATTTTATTTCAGTGAACTGAGTGCATATTTACACACAACACTAGTTCCTAATGTTAGTAGTATTGTTATTGTACCATCAAATACAGGGAGCCAATTTGGAACATTATATCAAATTAATGCAGAACCTGACGAAATCTTAGTCAGTGCAGCCACCGTCGATAATGTACAAATTATTTCTGCTATAACAGCAGCACAATTGAATATAACTGGTTAATAGGACACACAATGGCAGCTTTTAAAACACTACAGTTTTTACCTGAAATTTTCAGAACAGATACAAATAGAAAATTTCTAAATGCCACTGTTGATCAATTGGTAAGCGAACCAAATCTGGTTAAGGTGAATGGTTATATTGGTAGAAAATTAGCACCATCGTACAAGTCATCTGACAGTTATATAACCGAATCAACCAAGTCAAGACAAGATTATCAGCTTGAACCTAGCATTATTATTAAAGATCCTACGACCAACGAATTAACTTTTGCTACAACTTATACTGACATTGTAAACAAAATTAATTTTTACAATGGATTCAGTGACAATCAAAATAGATTGTTTGATAACGAATATTATTCCTACAATCCACAAATTGATCTTGATAAATTTGTAAACTTCGCTCAGTACTACTGGTTAGAAAATGGCCCTGATTCGGTGTTGGTAAGCGCAAGCTCAGTGCCATTAGAACAAACCTTTACGGTCACATTTGATACTACTACACAATCATATAGAATAACTGAATTAGGAAACTCACCTAACCCGTATATTACATTAGCTCGCGGCGGCAGATATACTTTTGTTATCAATGAACCAGGTAACAAATTATATATTCAAACAGCACCAGGATCATTGGGAGTAGAACC